GACCGAGTGCCAACGAGAGGCGTTGGCAGTGCAACCCAACGATTGAAGAGTCTGATGGCTTAGTAAGTAGAGCTGATGAGTGTGTGGGCTCACAGACGGCATTGCTGCCCGCGACCACTGCACACGAGAGACCCAGTAGGAAGGGTTTGCTGATGCTAATGCGTGGTTAATAGAGCTAAGGGGTAAGCGCATTGTAGACAGCCCGGCCACCGGCGATGATGGCATCACGACCTTGCCAAAGGCGTGCAACAGCACGCGCGACGTACAAAGCTATATTGGCGAAACTGTCACCTTTGACGACATGAGGTGTTTCACCCATGGCGACGGAGACGGTATCCCAATGAGGCAAGAAAGTTGGCTTAGGCTGCGCATATGGGCTGTTGATTACGAAGGCGACTTCGAGGTAATACACTATGCTAATCGAAAGACGTTCATTAGCTTGGACGTTAGTAAACATCACAAATGGGAGGAGATATCGGAGAGGGTCCTGTGGAGTGACATAGTTGTTAGCTATGGCTGACGTCCATAGACGATCCCGTTGAGTATCAACCCTCTTCCTCACTGTGATGCCCTGCACCGCTGAAAACACGTAGTCCTCACAGAATCCATTAAAGGTCGCATAAGTTTCATAAGTGGCGGCAGCACTGCGCGGGTAATACGGGGTGTTACCACCCTTAAATTGCCCGCACCGTGTCTGCTCGGGCCCAGCGCATTTAACCCTCAAGCCAGCGGCAACCACACGGCATGGGCGTAGGAGAACGGCGGCAGCTAAATCAGTAGCCTCTTCGCAGACAAGATCGGTAGTGGTGGTAGGTGAAGTCGCACCAGATACTGATGTGACGACATTACCAAACACTCCCGTGCTGGAAACAGGACAAAGAGAAATAGTACCACTTACCCCTGTGCCTACGTCGATGGTAGTCTCAAGAGTGGCTATGAGAGGATGTCTCATGCGTTGGGCACCGTCAGGAAGATTGTAAGTCTTCCTGAGGCCCGCTTTAGCGTCCGAAAAAGGATTAGTGACCAAGTTCACGTATTCCAACTCAGCAGGTGAAAACGCAGGTTGTGGGCGAGCGTTTTTCTTCGGTCGAGGTGCGGTCTTGGTTTTCGCTTTGACCGGCACCTTGCGCATAGGATTTTTCTTCTTCCGAGGTAAACGAGTATTTGTGGACATGAAGTTGTAATATAAACCACGCGGCTGTCTATCACCTAACGCTGGTATTGAAGAACGGAGGCCCTAAGGCGTCCGTCTTCAAATACCGCATAAGGTGAGTCAAGTTCAGAGATTCGACGTTCGATGTCAAGCTGGTCCTGGGTAGAAATACCAAACAAGGAGCAAAATTGCTGTCTGTCGTGGGTATTGATGGGAGGAGGCACATAAGCCTCCTTGATGTTCTGCTTCGCCTGGGAAGCAAGATATGAATCCCATTCAATGTCGAGCACTCGTGAGTCGAATTTGCCAATGGCCTTGCGGCACAGCTCAATCTGTTTTAAAAGCAGAGGCTGGATAATTGGTTCGCCAGGGCAGAGTGGAAGGTAACCAAGGCAGACAGACAACTGGTAGGACAGCTTGAAATCGTCCGTGCAGGTGAAATGGACCTTGCAGGAGAAGCCGTAACGGCAGAGAAACTCGCCTAAGTCTCGCCATAGTCTCTTTGGGTCGCGCACGTAATGGCAGCGACAAAACTTGTCGCTGTATTCGCTCGTGACGCCGAATCCCAGTGAGGCATAGGTCGAGATGGCACCGATCTTACCCTGTAAAGCACCATCATCACCATTCACGATACCCCAACAACCCACCCTGCCATTATCAATCAAAGAGGCAGCAATGTGGGTGAGGATAGAGGTGAGATTATTGCCCAGAGAGGTGTGCGGCGCACCGCTCGCTCTCTTGCAATTCTTGAAGGATACCCGACAATCATTCTTGAGCGTTGTGGCTCGCCACGTGGCATCGTTGACATAGACTATGTCTATGACATCATTAGGTACACCCATACGGCGTAGGAACTCAGCAAACACCTGGAAGTGTATTTTCTGATAGGATGCTTCAAAACGCTCAAAATCCATTGAGCAAAAGCCGGGTTCGATATGTCTGGCCCATTCCTGCGGTGAGAGGTCCTTACCCCATAAATGAGCACCGTGACAGGCTTTTTCCAAAACATGGCATATCGGGCCAAAGAAGGCAAGGAAAGTGGCGGTCACGCTAATGATGTTGCGAGAGCGTGCCACACGCCAACAATCTGTTTTAGGATCAATGTCCGGGTTCTTGGCGCCATTCTCTCTTTTCACAAAGATAGAACCGCGTTGGAAACGGGGACGGAAAGCAGTCGACTGTTGTTTAAGTTTCTTAAGGCCCTTGATCAAACGTTGCTTCATCTTTCTATTTGAACGTGAGTCGAGATATTCCTGGATGGAGGCCTTAACGAAACGGGTGTCAACAGTTGACAGAAAGAAGTCTAAAGCTCGCAAATACCAATACTTGGCATCGGGACGGATAGTGGGACCATCGGCCAAGAGGCGAGCATTGAGCCCGTTCACTACGTTGTGTAGGCAACTACGCATGACGTAAGGATGCGTGCGGGCAAGAGTGATACCCGTCTGTACGATCGGCATTCGGTCGTGGCAAAAATAATTCTCCATGGCAAGACGGGTGACGCTTCCTTTCGTGAGGGTACCCTCGACAGGAGTGGTCACATGTGAACATGTGGTGGGCACAACGAGAGTGTGGGAGCGACGGGGCACTTGATTTGCCCAAAGATAGAAAGCAATGGAGAGCCAAAGTACCAACACACCTACTCCGGCGTTGGCGGGTGGGACGACAGCCCACACAAGATTAGGGGTAGGTAGAATGTTGGGCAAGTTAACGGTAGGGGCCGGTGTAGCAAAGTAGGCGCCTAGGGTCTCAAAGATACGTCTAGGTATGTAGCTATAGCTACGGAGGTTGCTAATGAGAGTGACGCCCATAAATCGGCCAGTGGGCATGAAAGGAGTTTGGATATAGTAACGCCAGTCCTGCTTAACCCACATCGCAAAATATATCACACTGCAGTCCCAAAGGAAGTGCAGTGCGATGCCATAATGGCCGAAGGTAACGAAGATTAAGTGGGCAGTAATGAGGATGATGGCGGTCAGAGGCCCCATGGAGTTGCAACATGCCTCCAGAATGGCGAGCACGAGTATACCTTTATAACCCGTCTTGCGATAGACATACTGTTTGATCACCTCTTCTAAGATGACAGAGACAAGAATGCGTGCCCATATGGGTACGCACCAGGCATCCAAGAAATCAGCAATGGGAGGTGCACCAAACCAGAATGTGGGAGGCACAAAGAGAAGGAGAGACAGAAAGAAAAGGAAAATGACCGCGGCGCACAACTTCTTGGCCCAGAGTAGATGCAAAACAGCAAATAAACGCGGGTCAAAAATGTGTGTTTTCAAGTCGTGCGTCCAAATGTAGAAATCTCGTAGAAGAGTAATTTTCTGCGAGGTTGCGGCCAATTCATGGACATGGGCGTTCAAATAATCGTAATCAAAATGTTGGGTGGTCATCCCCTGAGCCTGAAGCTGTCGAAGGAGGGAGGTGACCTGATCACGACGCTCAACAATGTCCATGGTAGTAGTGAGGCGTGAGCTCAGTACGTCAACGACATACTGTGGGACGAGAATGTCCCCTATGAGCCCACACCCATCAGTTAACATCACACGCCCAAGACCTGGTAATTCCTTATAATCAATGGCAGGTTCGAACGGTGATACAGGGACGATGAGCATCTCGAAAAACTTGAAGAAACCAAATTCATGGTGAATGTTAACGAGAGCCACGCGCGTACCGTCTTGAGAGAGGATACGTTGCCCATCGTGTAAGTAGACGTTCCGTGTTCCTGAACGGTCTACGCCCCGTGCAGTAAAAGTGAGTATGCGGTTGTTACGGACTGAGACGGTAAAGTCGCCCAAATAATCAAGGTCATAATAGTGGGCGGGGAAAGAATGACAATAACCCAATATACGTGTCTTGAAAGACAGTCGGTCCAGTAACGCGGGCAAATCAACATAGTAAATAGAGTCACACATCCAGAGCATTTGATAGGATTCAAAGTCAGGATACGTGACATTCCTAATATGGACGCTAGGCCCAAGAAAATCACGGGGGGCCATGTAAGCGCAGAAGTTATCGAGAATGAAAAAGGTAGGCTTATCCATAACGTGATAACGCCCACGCCCAAAGACGTCCAAAATTCTTAGGGGCTCCCAGTCACATGCACGCTTGCCGTTGAAAGTATAAAGAGGGCGGAAGGTTTCAACGTACTCCATAAGATAATCAAGGTATCGGTCACGCAGACAGCCGGCGAGAGCGTGAGATCGACAGGCACCCTGCAAGGCGTTGGCTCGATGCAGACAGATAGTAACATTTTCGAGCCCAGCAGTGTGTTTGGCGACAGACCGATACTTGTCGAGAACAGCAAGGTTTAGCTTGGGATCCCCCAATTCGAGGAAGATACGGGGAGGAAGGAAATTACGCGTAAGCGTGACATTCTGCTTCAAGGTACATCTTTGTGGGTGTCCTATTCCACAATAGAGACACACAGCATTTCGTAGCCGATTGGGTACGGCCGGTGGATTATCTAAATG